GCTATTCGGGGTCTGAAAGTCGCCTCGCCGAATCGTGAAGACGCAGCGGAAATCAGCGAAGTCAATTCCCTCACCGCTTGAGGTTGCGACTACGACCGAAAGCTTCCGAAGGTATTGGACTGATGCATCTACCATTGTTTCAACTCCTACACTGAATACGAATCGCCGGGCAGCACAACGTGCGCCCAGCATCGACAGTTCGGAAAACACCCTGCGTGCCCCGTCATTTTGTCGAGCGTCGGGGGCGAGTCCCAGCGAACAAGCTTTCCCTGCATCTCACGGTGCGAGGGGCGCACGTCACCGTCTCGGCTGGTCTCCCAGACGTATCCTTCGCTCCCGACGTAAAGCGCGCGGGACTGCGTGAGAATGGCGGCGGTGCGCGATACTTCCGTGCGCGCAATGAGCGTGGCACGGGATTCCGTGACCTCTCCGGAGCGCATGATCTCCGCCTTGATCTCCGCGGCGCGCGTCGAATCCTCAAGCCCCTTGAGCGTCAGATCGTGAACACGCTGCGCGGCCTCAATCGGAATGGACCGGATCAGCGAGACTTGTTCCTCGAGCAACTGGCGTATTGGATCGCCGATAGGCGCGTTCGCGATGTCGCGGTGCAGTTGCTTGGAAATCTCATTCCCAAGGGCCCGCCAGGTGTCGCGGTCGCGTGCGTTGACCTCGCCGAGCATATGAGTCGAGACCGACCTTGCCCACGGCGTCAGCGCATCGGCATAGGCCTGCAAGAGCTGCGTCAAGGTCGCCAGCATCTCGGGATCGCCCGGCGGAAAGCCTTCGATGAGATGGCCGACATGCTCCGCGACACCCCGCAGTGAGCGGACGAAATCGCGCTCGGCCCGCCCTGTTTTCGGCCGGCCGGGTCTATTGAGACGCCTTGATGTGGTGCTCATGAGTTCCTTGTAAGTTGGTAAAATTGGCGCCGTGCTCCGATCGTAAGGACCCAAAGATAAAGGCCTTGCGGACGGGTCGGAGGCGCCTCAGGGCACGGGTGCGAACCCATTGCCTTCCGATGGCTTTCTCGCATACCTTGCGATCGGTTCTCCCGGGAGGAATACCTCCATTCGCATAACCGTGATAGGAACGGCCGTGAGCGGAGAAAGTTGGGCACCGATAGCTGTCGATGTTTTATGGACGCAAGTCGATCAGCAGCTCGCGCGGCGCCTATGCGCCCGGTCGAAAATCTACTCAGCGATTGCCAGCCCAATATTCGCGGGCGCTCTCATTCATCTGTCTCGCTAAATTCCCGGTAGCGTCACGGGAGGCCCGCATTTGCTGTGGACCCGACATCGCTATATCTGTGGTGGCGCTGCCGTCGCCGTTCAGCTTCCAGCCCTTGGCGGCGTACTTCTCGAGGGTCGCCCAAACTCGTGCCTGATCGGCGTCCTTCAGCGTTGCGATACTCATAGCGATGCCTTTCGCGATAGCGTCCGTCTCCGGCGTACCGCCGCCCGTCCACCGAGAGCCTCGGTTGCTGATCGTCGGCCCGGGCTCGGCGTGCAGAATCGTATCCGTATCGAGCAGCGTGTCCTTAGTCGCCAGTCTCCCCCGCTCGCGTGCATACGCGATTTGGCGCCGGGCGTTGTCGTAAATATCGCGCACAAAAATTGGTCCGGTTCTCATTTGAAGTTCCTTTGAGTTAGTTAAATCGTCGTTATGAAATCAGGCCGCCGCTTTCGAATCGCTGGCCTTCGTGAAATCGCCGCGGAGCAGCGAGTCGAGTAAATCGGCCCACGGCTTGATCCCGGCCGCACTCCGCCTCGCGGCCGATGTCTCGTTATGGGGTAACCCCCAATCCGATGGCAGCCTCTCCGGTGGCGACGGAGGGTCGCCAGCGGTCTGGATTACCGTAGAATTTTTAAGGGCGCTGAAAAGCTTTCCTTGGATGCCATGGCCCCACTGGTCGTAGCCGGCGGTCGCGTGCGCGACTCTTTCGCAAGCCACCCCTGCTTCCGCCCGCAGCCTCGTGGCCTCTCGCGCGATTGTCTCGACCTGGGCCACGTAGATCCCAATGGCGGCATTCTCGACAGCGAGATCGGCCGCATTGAGCTCCGCCTGTGCCCGAGCCTGGTCCGCACGCAGCGCGGCCAGTGCCTTTGAACTCGTCGATGAACGGGATCGTGCAGCCGAGAGAAGCGACTCAGCCTCAGCAAGCGCCGGGGACTCAATGCCCATTGCCGCCAACGGATCAGCCGCGGCCAGCATGGCCGAAAGCCGATTCACATTCGCGGCCTGCGCAGCGGCCACGGCTGCCTCCTGTTTTGAAATATCAGCCGCGTGCGCGTCGGCGACTTGCTCGGCGCGCGCGACTATCTTGACCGACTCCTCGAGCTTGAACTTCGCTCGCACGCGGTGCTCGTGTGCGGCTCGGAGCAACTCGTGGGGATCGGAAATGGGGTCTGAGGGTTTGAGTGCTGCGTTCAATTTAAGTTCTCCAGGTTGAGTAGTACGTTGAGATGTCGATGGTTTTCCACGGCTGCTCACAGTTTCATCCAAACTTCTAGTGATCTATTGATGGGGTTAAGAGCAATCATTACCGCGTCGGCGAGGTTCGGGGATCGCGAATTGGCCGGCGCCTTGTCGATCAGTATCTTTCCGGCGTTGTTCAGCGAGAATGTTGGTTGCGACAGTTCGAGCATGAGTGCCGTCAACTCGGGAATTGTGGAACTGAGAGATATGAGGCTGTCCGCATGAATGACCTTCCCATCGGTCAAGGCTTTGTGTGTAGCTTCGAATCGCATCCGCAGTGACCACCACGCTTGCGCCTTCGCGTTGGCAAAGAAGTCCTTGTTTTTCCGGCCAGGCACCATTTCAAACTCTGGGTCGATGACCGCGCCCGAACCTCGAAATGGGGAGTCGATAATTCCCCGCAGCCCGGCCGATCGGCGTGCCTCATTCAAGATTCGCGAATCGCCCCGAACGCCTGCGCCCAATCCGTCGCTGTCATAATTGAGGCGTATGCATTCCCAGGCGTCACAGATCGAGAACGCGCGGACGGTAGAGGCATGAATGTCCGTGGACTTGCCTGACCACGATTCGACATGCTGCAAGAGCATTCCGTATCGGACGGCAAGGGCGCATAGATCGATGCCCGTGTCCGCAACATCGAAGCCGGCGGTGCGCATCCCAGACGGCTCAATTCCGAGCTTGACGTGAGAATCCACCGCGGATTCGACCCAAATGGCAGGTATCAACTGATAAGCGACGCTGCCGGAGTAGTCGAGCAGCACCTCGCGAGCAAGCGTCACTTCATCGAGCTGTGCGCGTTGCTTCGCGAGCCACGCCTGATCCTTGCGCGGATCGTCGCGATACGAGAAGGTGAACACGGGCATTCGGCCGGAAAATCGCTTTTCTGCGAACGGATTGCCGCGTCCATTGGGCGTCGATAGGTCAACCCGGCTATTCGTCGTCGCGCTCAATGACCCGTCGATTAACTCGGGACGCTCAAGGAACGCCGCTTCGTCGATGAAATACATGCTGGTCCGAGCGCCGCGGCCGATCTGGTCGCCAGCCTCACCGACGATGGCGCTACCCGTGCCGGGAAACACTATCCGTTTGTCGGCGCTATTCTTTGCGAGCGTCCATCCGCCTAGGAACTCAGCCGGCAGGTTCTCCAAGAACGTGCGCGCTTTGTGAAATAGGCTCGAAGGATCACCCGACCTATCGATCAGCTCCTCCTTTCGCGAGCCGACGCCAAACGTCAGGCCACGATGGAATAGGCACATGGTCGAGCAGTACGTCATCACGAGCCATGAGGCGCCCACATCCCGGGACTTCTCAACTATTCCGTTCTGTTGGCCGCGCCAGCGCTCCATGAACCACTCGAGCATCTCGAACTGCCTCGGGAACAACCGAAAGGGGATCGTCGCCGGCAAGCCACGCTCAGGGTTGCGGGGGTCGTGCGTAGTACCCCAATCGTCGATGAATTGGCCCGGATGCTCCGCGTAGAACGTTCGCAAAGCACCAATCGCCGCAGGGTTGGCTCGCAAGCGCCGCAGGCGCTCGGTGCGTTCCGCGATCACGGCCAACAGATCTGGGTGCTGCCAGTCGTAACAAGGCAGGGCGCTCATACTGCATGCTCCCGCAGTGCTGCCAGCACGACGCCGAGATCCAGGCGCAGGGTGTTCGATATGTCCCTCGCTGTGAGCCCCGTCTTCCGCAAGCGGCGAATCTCGGCCGCGATCGCTTCCGGGTCGGTCGGCCTGTGCATGTTGGCCAGCATTTGCCAGCCACCGTGGGCGCCAGCAAGGTCAAAAAGTCTCATGTACCACCCCGTAAAACGCTCGTGATGGCAATGTTAGATCCCACTTTGAATGGAGCCAGACATGACCAATTCCCCGACCAAGCGCGTGTCGCAGGACGACATAGACCGATGGATGGAGTACTTTCGCCACCACGTAACGATGACCGCCGAGCGTGCAAACTTCGCGCGTGAGCTTCTGGTCGATTGGCTGATGCGGATAAGCGCCATCGACCCACCCGAATAGCAGGGCTCATGCAGCTACCTGGGCACCCGGTGAACATCCGCCGGCTGTATTCGGCAAGTAGCAGGGCTTCGGCTCGGTTATGGTCTTTCTTGCGGTCTAGGTCGACAGTAGGGAAGAGCAGACGAGCCTTAGCAACCGACACGGGCTTGGTCGAATCGAGCCCCATGGAACGCTTCAAGGCGGCCGCTGTGACGAGCGTCAGGGGTACGGCGATGGCGCCGGTCAGGCCCGGGTCGATGGCGATGACGATCATGAGCGGCTCCACGTGGAACCGTTGTAACGCCTGTGTAACGCCACGGACCGCGCCCAGGCATGCACGTAGTCGATAGCCAACAGTGCAGCAACGAGTTCGCTCATGCTGCCCACTTGACGCAATAAGAAGGCCGCAGAGCGGCGCGGAGTCGGGCCGCTGTCTTGCTACCGTTCTCAGCGCCTACGCGGCGCGGCTCAGCGCTGGGCGGCGTTGCACGGTCAGCATGGATTGAATTGCGGACGGACCGTAGGGCTTGCCGGATCGCGCCAGATGACCCTTGGCGGCCAGCTCCGCGGCAATCTCCCGCAACGACATGCGCTTGCCCGTCATGCGATCCTTGCGATAGAGCTTCCGAACGAGTTTCACCAGCTCGGGGTTGCGCTCGGCGTGAGACTTCCGTCCCTCGACCTTGGCGCCGGTTGCCCGTTTGCGGTCCCGCGCTACCCGGAGCTTGAGCACAATCGATGCCTTCTCGAATTCGCTCACCGCACCCAATATTTGCCGCACCATAGTCGCGGTTGGGGTTTCGTCGGTGAAATGGTCCGGCGCATCCACTGGAATCAACTCGATACCACGCGCCTTCAACAGCCCGTGCCCGGTCAACTGCACGGTCAAATCGCGCGCGAACCTCGAGGCGCTCTCGACCAGGATGGTGCGGACATCGGCGTTGTCTGCCAGGAACGCCAAGAGAGCGCGGAACCCAGGGCGCGAGTCGATCGGATCGGCGCCGGAAACCGCCGCATCGTTGTACGGTGGCAGCTCGATCACGTACCCGGCCAGCTTGGCGTAGGTGTTGATCGCGGCAAGCTGCCGTTTCGCACTGTCCTTGCCCTCCCCGACGTTCGTCGCCGAACTGGTCCGAAGATACGCGACCGCTTTGATTTTCGTGGTCATATTCAGCGCTCCAAGTGCTTGATGCATCAAACTTGGAGAGCATTATATGTTCTGCTTTCTCAAGAATACAGAACAATACTCGGGCCGCGTGACTCACTTGGCAAGCCTCCGCCAGGTCTCCGCCGCGTCGGTCTCCACCGGTCCGATGCGCGCGGCCAGCCTGTCGGGCAGTTGCGGGGGCGGTAACGCCGATGTAACGCGGTCGGCTGCAACGATGGTCGAGACGGCCGCCATCTCGGCAGCGGCCGGCACCATCTCCGCCGGCGGCACCTCAGCCACCACCGTAGAAGGCGCACGCGAGGCGAACGTTATCGCGGATAGGTCAGCGCTCGGATTGTGCATCAGTTCGGCGTATACGCGCGCAGCCTCGGCGGCATCGGTGATCGGAGCGCCCATCGTTATGTTCACCAGCGGCGCGCCATTGGGCGTGCCAACCAAAGTCATCGACTTCCCGTAGCCGCGATCCAACAGGATTTTCGCGGCGGCGATCGAATTCTGCGCATCGCCGGACCGCATCCAGTGCACCAGGCGCTCAATAGCCTCCGGACCGTGCTCGCGTGCCATCTCACGAATCTCGAGTGCGACCGTGGGGCGGCCGTTCAAATTCCCGCTACTGAGCCAGCGGCCGGCGGAGTCACGAGCAACCGGCGCGCCTATTTTTTTCTGGCGCGTCTCTCGCTTCGTGCGAGTGCCCTTTTCGTGCTTCCGCGTGTTCCCACGGCGACGGTGTTGAGCAATTGGGTTCTGGTCGATCACGCCTTTCGGCTCCTCATCCTTATCAAATTGATAACAGCAGGGTCGAGTCACGTACCCGGCGCACGTGGTCCACGTCTTGGCCATTGGCCACCTTTGCGATCTTGTCCTCCGACGCGTCCGGCAAGCTGCCCGCGGGTCCGTTCTCCGGTTGCTCGGTGTCGCCGTCGGCGATGCTGGTCTCAGACTCCGTCATCAGTCCGGCTCCTTTGGTCATGTGTCTTGCGGGTCACGCTGCTTGCGTGCGGGCGCGCCTTACATCTTCGGGAGTCACCTGCGCGACTTTCGCGATATCTGAATCGGCGAACTCCGGACAGGCAACGATTGCCTTCCTAATCCGGTTGGCTCGCGCCTCCGGGGTTTCTTTCGGATTCGAACTCTCAACGCGTGTCGTGCTGCGCGGAAGCGCGGCACCTTCATATTGATCCTTCAAATTGGAACTTAAGATTGAAACTTCAGATGGATACTTAGTACCCTTTTCAGATGGGACCATCGACTTTAAAAGGGGGACCTTCACGTCGTCAGGATGGGGACCATCTGTGTTTAAAAGGGGGACCTCACACTTTAAAGATGGGACCTTCACCGTAACGGTAGAGCGCTTCCCCTTCCGTTTGAGCAATCGTCCCCCTTTTAAAATGGGACCATATGTTGCCAGGTGATTATCGACCGCCTTGCAGACCTTCTCGTCCATCGTGATAAGCAGCTCATGGTGACTGTCAGGGATTGCAGCGCGCGAAACGTAGCGCTTCCAGGCTTTGCCCTGTGTCATCCGGGGCTCGACACCGAGCCAACCGAGGTCAATTGCTTCGCCCAGGACGCGCTGCACAGTGTTCGGCGTGAGGGAGGCGGCATTGGCGATCGATGCCTGAGAAGGCCACGCCTCGCCCGTATCGTCCATGAAGGCGTTGAGCGTGTAGAGACAGAGCTTCATCGTGGAGTTCGACGGCCCATGTTCGCGAATCATGATTCGGTGAACCCACGGCGGGACGGCAATTGGCATGTCAGTGCACCCGGCGGGCGCTCACGCGGCCCGCTGGCTCCGGCGCCGCGACTGGCGCGTTTGGTTCGTCGCCATGACCTCGAGCGCCGCATGGAGCCAGTCCTCGTAGTCGAGTCCATAAAACGCCTGCCGGAACTTATCGAGAGCTTCGGCGTGGCGGTGCATTGCAATGATCAAGGCCGAGCCGTCCGCCCGGCCCTTTCGGGTCGTTAGCATGGGAGTGAGTCTCCGGAGGTGGGGCGTCTGACCGACGCCGTTATATAATTCATAACACAACTGATCCTTTTTTCGATCCATCGAAAATCGATCGCACGTGCCAGACACTATAAAAACAGGGGTTTCGAGGGCGACACGAGGTCGCGCGCGAGCCGACGGTGAATCTCTTCAAGGCGACGCTGGAGGGTCCGCTCGCTGATCCCGAAGCACGCGCCTTCCGCCTGCAGCGTATCGCTTGACACATACCGCAGCGCCAGCATGCTGAGCTGCTCGAATTCATCGCTGTCGCGATCCCAGGGGAGCCATGACGCGGGAGGCCAAACCCAGGCGTGGAGACTTCTGAGCGTAGGGTCAGCAAACCCGAAGTGCCGCACGGTGCGCGCATGGATTGCCTTGAGCACCATGGGCGAGGTGAGGCGCTGGCGGCGATTCCGGCCGTGCAAAAGCTGAGGTGCGACCGCAGTTCCCCATGCCTCAAGCAACGCAGGGAGCCACAACCGCCAGTTGTCGATGGCCTGCCGCACAACGATCTGCCGCGGGGTCTCTTTGACTCCGACGAAATAGGGGCCATCGACGCCGATGAAGTCGGCATCGTCAAAAGAGATCGAGCGGCGCAGGCTGGACAGAAACCGCCGACGTTCGTCGATTTCGGGGGACGGTTTTCGGGTATATTTACGAGAAGCCATTGCGCACCTCCATGCGTTGTGGTGTGGCCTGGGTCGGCGTTGGTCGCGCCGATTCCGGGCCGAATTTTTAGATGGTGGCCGTGAGTGCCGAAACGTAGCGCATCGCGTTTTTCCGTGCGCGCTCGACGCGCTGTTCAGCGGTTAGATGCTGCTGGCCATTCAAAGAGAACCCCGTATAGCGCAGCCATGCCCGGAGCGCCCGCGGACCCATCTTGCCGCTCACCAGCTCGAGATAGGCAACCGTTTGCGGATCCAGCGCGGCGAAGCGGCGCTCGATTTCGGTCGCGGTGCTCTCCATGAGAACGGCGCTCACGACGCGGCGCCAGCACGCCGCTTTCCGGCGCGGTGAGAGAGGTTGGGAATCCAACGCGCGGGCTCTGGCGGTGCGCAGCGCGCGGCAATACTGCGGCCAGTGATAAACGTTCGGCCGCCTTCCTTGACGCCCTCCAGATCTCCGGAGTGCAGCAATTTGTACACCGACATGCGGGACGTTTTGAGATAGGCGCGCGCTTGATCGACAGTGTAGCGAAGCAGCGGATCGAAAGGCGGCAGCGCTGACCTGACTTCGCGCTCAGTTAAATAAAGGGGATGATCTTTCTGCAACATGACGGTTCTCGAATGGGTTAGCCGTCATTTTCTGAGACGGCGTTATACATCGCCGTCCATCTATATACGCCTTATTT